CATTATAAAAATACAGTATATGCTGCGTGAAAAGAAATATCCTGCACGCCAGTGCTTCTGGCTTGACCATCAAATTTTAATCTGTCATTGGCAGTGTCTGCAGCAATAATACCGTTAAGCAGTGTGCCTGATAGCGATACAAAGTTACCAGAGGCATCATAAGTGTTCGTGAAGTTTGATGGTATTGGCAAACTCATATACCAGTCCGTTTGAGCTGCTGCAGTTGGATCAATCGTTATATGGCCAGAGCAGAATACAATATTGCCTATCATGATCATCCTGCACAGTCGAGCTGTGGATGACGCAACGTTTGTTCCATTTGTTATGGTTGGAGTGAATGGACCATTGCTACCTGTGTAAGTTGATGGTTCCCATCTACTATTAAACGAATTCCAACATAAAACATCATTATGATCTACCGATGCCGCAGGTGCATACACATCATGCAAATCCTGTAACCTGTATCCATTATGCATCCGTACAAATATCTGGCCATTGTTTGCATTTTTCCTCAGCACAATAGCGCATGGTATTTTCAGGTTAGGCGCTGCCGGTTCAGTTGCAGTCAAGGATCCTGCAGTTGCCGCGTCAAAATAAAGTACGTCTCCATCATTCCACGCGTTTGTATTCAGATTGCTGATTAACCCAAATTCCTGGATATAACCAAATTCGCCGACCGCGATATCCTGCGCTGCAATCCCGATCATGTACATCTGATGTACCGTGCCATTTGCTACAGCACGTTCAAACGTCAACTTTCCTGATGCACCGAGAACACCATTGGCCATGACAGCCATGCCCTTGCTGATACTGGTTGCCCCGGTATTCTTGCCGTAGTAAACGGTATCTTTGCAGACATGCAAAGGCAATCCGCCCTCCATGCCGATAGACAATGCCTGTTCGGTATTGCTCCAACCAAGCCGCCGTTCAACTCCTGCATACGGAGCGTTATATGCAAAGTCGATATAGTCTCGCCTATCCAGTGCATCAAGTGCCATCTGTGCCTTGGCATCAGACATTGACGCAATGGTCAGCACAGCTTCAATAACCGTTTGGTCAACCTCGTTCACTGTGGCAAACAGGCGCTCAAATTGCTTTATCTGCTCATGATTTTTCAGGAATGAAGCCAACTGTTCCCGGCTGAGATTTAAACGGTTGGCCATCAGAAGTTAAGCCCTTCGATATTCGCTTCCAGCCTGGCAATTGAGATATGCGCCCGGCTATCACTGCGGAATCGCTGCACTCTCCAATTCCGCATATGTCCTTGCTGCAACCAGAATAGACGCTTTGCTGTCTGCCCGAATGTGCCAGCATTAATCCACCTATCCTGGCTCCATGTGTAACCATCAGTGGAATATGCAGTCGCAATTTGCGGGTTATCTGACAATGCCACATTGCCAGTCAGCGCACACAGCTCCAGATCATGAATGATTGCTCCTTTGCCCTCGTTATATCCAATCATTGTCGAGAATTCCCATCGGACAACTTCACCCCAATGACTCGATATGCTGTCTGTTGCATATCCGATCTTTGCGCTTGTCGGATCACCGACCAGCCATTTGCCATAACACCAAACAAAATCACGCGCCTTGTATTGGCTGAAGCTGTTGGAACTATCTGTAGTCAACACTGACCAAACCAGTTCTTCAAAAGCCTTAGACGCGCCAGCATCAAACACCAACGTTCTATCCGGCAGGTGTACGTATAAACGCCCGGTATCTTGATTATTGCGCGCTTCCATGCGCACTAATTCAAGCTGAGATTCTGTGTAGGATGTCAGCAGTTTATCAATCTCTAATGTGCTGATCTTCTGTGCTGTGGCATTTGCTCCAATATAAATCCCCGGGGATTCTCCGCGCCCGCTGCCCAAAAATGCAATGGCATCTGAAAATACACAGCAGCTATGCGTACCAATAGAGCCTTTTTGCACTTGTGCCCCGTCAATGCGCTGGAATGGGAAGAAATTGCCGCCCACGTTGTCAAATACTTCAATGGTGTATCGACCGATTGCATAAATTTCATTGCGCAAGCGTAGCAGAGCTTTTACCGGGTCAGGGTCAGCTTCCGCGCTTCCATATTTGAGTGGGTTGATTGAAGTTGGGTCTGTCAATTCAGTAACAATTAAATTTTCCCCATCCGTGGTCATGAAATATCCGTCAATATAGGCCACATCAACGCATGAAATCAGGTCGGGATCGGTTACCTGGATGAACGTGCCGCCCGTGGTCAGATAAAACAGAGAGAAATTGGAAGCGATTGCCAGTCGGTCAAAACTGTAGTCGAATCGCACCGGACTATCCGTGCCTCCCACGTCACCGAGTACAAAATAATTACCCGCGTTATCGATCGATACCAGTTTGCTGCCCATTACACGGTACAGCACGCCGTTCCAGTTAATGCCACCCCTGCAGATACCTGGTCCAGTTCCGTTTTGTACAAATCCGTCAGCAGGACGCAAATATCCTTCACTGATACCGCTATTCTGGACAATTGGGACCATATTGACCGGATAGCTTGCCCGCAAATCTGGCGAATTGTCTCTGTAAATGCCTTTAATGATTGGGATTTGCATTATATTGCTGAGATGTTCACGAGTTCAGCGTTCGACAATCGTACAGGCCAGTATTCAAAGCTGCGGAGATGACCGCCAAGGCGCACAGTTGCGCTAACTGGAGATGATCCAAAATCGATCCTGCTTGGAGTCGCAATCGTTCCTGATGTGTCAGTGCCAACTGCGCCACCATTGCGCGATGACGCAAAGTCATTAACCTTGTACGTGCTTGCAATTGACTGTATTGAGCCTGCTGTACTGCCGATGTGATTGATCCGCACTTGCTCAACACCGCCATCACGCACGATGATGACAGCAGGATTCAATCCTTGAGAAAACAACTCATTTGCTGAATTATCAGATATTATAACCAAAGGTATATTAAGCAATAAATCACTGGTAAACATCCCTGTGCTATGCAATGTGCCTTCTGTGACGTTATACCAGTCGCTAAATGCCGCCCCGGTCATCGAATATGATTCAGCCAGCCTTTGCACGGACGATCCAGCAGTAGGAATGTATGACGTAGCAAATGCACCTGCTTCTAACTGTGCATATTGAACGGTTCCGGCAACTGTTAATGTTAGTGTTCCTGCGCTTGGCGTGAATAGCAGTTGCGTTCTAGTTGGGAAAGCGCCAGATCCACTGACAACAGCAACATGCGCACCTGACAGCGTTATTGATCCTGTACCGTAGAATGTAAGGGCATAAGCCTGTGCTGTAACTGATACGCTTTGCGTTGCCAGATTTGCGCCGTTAATCGTGCTGTTCAATAACAGATTTGTACGTGCGGATTCGATTAACAACCCTTTACGCGCCAGTGTTACCGGGTCATAGTCAAATCTCGGCTGTCCACTGGATGATAATGTCATCTGCCCTGCACTATTGATATACGATGCCACGCTTGCCCGGCTAAATGTAATCCTGCTATCCAATCCAGAATCAAACATCCCGAGAAAATCCAGCGTTAGAGATGTATCAATATCCGGCCTGTATGCCTTTGTACGCAGTCTTGTGCGGAATCGCTGCATTACATGCCATCCCCGATAATAACGTGCAAGCTAGACGAGCCGGCCGCTGTGATATATGCAATGTGCGTATCATCCTGAAACTTGCGGATCGTTACCTGAGAATTGGCAGGAACAGGATAATCCGCAGTCGTTGCTACTGCGCTGGAATTGCCAGTGCGAATATAGCATGCGACCGAGCTAAGATTTGTTAAGCAGACGCTGTCTGATCTGCCAAGCGGGTCAATGCTTGATCTTGCGCTTGCTACTCCTGGCGCAACTGTGGTCCCTTTGCCCCACGCTGGATTAAATACTCTCATGATTTCACCTTAAATGATTGTGTATGCACCACTAAACATTATGCTTGCGACTCCTGTCTCGGCATATCCATTGAAATATAATGCATCGTTGGTTGTATCTCCGCTGACCTGCATTAATCCATAGATATTTGCATTTTCAAAACTCACAGTACCAGAAGCGTCTTGTGAGTTTGCAAAGTTCGATGCAATCGGCAATGTCAATCTAAACCGTGTGGGATCATTAGCAGTGGTATCAATTACTACTGTTCCGCTGACGAAAACAATTGAACCAATGCGCTGATATCTGCATTTCCCTGCCGTTATTGAGTCAAGATTGGCAACAGCTGTCGCTGTCGGAGTCCATTCTCCGCTTGCAATAACTGCACCTGCCAGCCAAGTAGTGCCGTTCGATTGCAGTACAGCACCATTGGAGCCTGGTGCAACTTCTTGCAATGCACCTGTGCCATTCCCGAGCAATACATTGTTTAATGTCAGTGAGGTTTTTCCAGTTCCTCCTTCTGGTACGGTTACAGCTGCATTATTTGTTAATATTTTTGCATTTGCATCCGGAATAGTCATTGTTCGTGTTGAACCTGCAGCCGGGCCGTTAATTTTCATTACTCCGGTTGTAGCGGACGACTTGAGCGAATTTGCTACTTCATTGACATCAGTACCGACTGCATACCAGCGGTCAAGTACAGTATCGTAGCGGAATCTTACTGATGTATTTGCGTTCAGATTTGTTGGTCCGCCGACAACAGTTGATCCGTTCCCATTCAATGTCAGAGTATTAACTGCTTTGGTTGTTGTGATCAGAATATCTTGATCGTCGACTGCATTTGCTACCGATGGAAATACGATAGTGCCAGCCGCATAGTCAGCGTCAGGAGTCAGTATCAGCCATTTGCTTTCACTATTATCAGTGAGCGTTACAGTAAAGCCTGTGGCAGACGGTGCAGCGTACTGATGCGTCAGGTCAACATTTAAGTCCAGATTATCCTGGATGAAGTCGCGAATGACCGTTAAAGACGCTTTGCGAGCATCTCCATTTGATGCGGAATAAATCGGCACCGCATCGCCTGCAAATATCTCATCGACTGCTGTTAACTGATTAATTTCAGGCATAATATTTCCTAGGTAAATTCAATCGGCCCGTCACCACCGGCCAAGATTTCCTCCGCAGTTTCGCGGATATATTGATTGTCTGATTGTCTCCAAGGCTTGTTACCAGCACCCAATGGCAGGTCAGTGGTCAAGTGTCTTTCCATTGGCACTGAATGCAAATTCAGCAGTGCTGAGTATGCTTCTTTTGCGGATATTTTAAGCTCATTAGGAGCAACTCGCCCAATACCTCCGGCAATGCGGATTGCCAGATTCTGGTATACCGCTTCAATCGCTGAATCCGGTATTGCGCTGTCATCGTCAAGATCACCTCCGCTGGCAGAAGTCGGCATTGGATAACCAAGACGAATCCCTTTAGCGTTCCATGTTGCCAACATAGAATTCATCTTGCGCATTGCATCAGCCAGTTGGTCAGCAGACAGATCAAACACGTAATCAGCCAATCCCAACTCGGAATATGCCTGCACAATTAACTGGCGTTTTGTCCAACTCATTTATTGCTTTCAAGATGATGATTGATGCGTTTTAGCAGCTTTGCATCGCTTGTCCGACCATCAAAATTAATGCCAAGATTAGTGGCCTTTGCTTCCAGTTCCGCCCTGGTTGGAGGTTCGTCATCATTTGGCACGACAGTAACCGGCTCTTGAGCAGGCTCAGGTTTTGCCTCTACCTTTGGCTTTGGTTTGCCTGACATGGCTTCTTTTATTGTTGCCGACCATCCTGCGCCTAACAGCGCTTCACGGTCAAAATCATTCCATACTTGTTTAAATGCGTAAGGCCGCCCATGGTCAGGGTGCACGTTATTCTTTTTGAAAACCAAAGTTGGATACTTGACTTTGCTCATTTCTTCCCCTTCTTCTTAGACTTGGCACGCCTGGCAACATCAAGAGCAATGGCCACAGCTTGTTTTTGTGGCTTGCCAGACTCCATTTCGGCTTTGATGTTAGAGCTAATACTTTTCTTTGAGTAACCTTTTTTCAATGGCATGATTCACCCCATAGCAATTGGGGCGGTTCCCCGCCCCGTTTGATTAGCCTAGCCTGTAGCTGACGAATGTTTCAGCCGCAGTCTTTCGAGTGCGCATACGTGCAGTGTTCTGCCCGGTCAGTCCGCCAGTCGAAATATGGCTAGATGGGACCAGCACAACACCAACCAGAGTATGACCAGTGGCAGCTGCAGCCAGCGTGATGGTATCGGCAGCAGCAGCAGACAGATTGATCAGCGTCCAGTCTACATACTCGCCCACATCCATCTCAAGAGCCGCATCCATCAATGCACCAGTTGGTAGCGTGTACGTCTGAGTAGAACCAGCGGCATGTGTTCCGGTAATGAGTTTGCTCAGAATCCCGGCGTTAGTGATAGCCGCAGTTGTGGTCATTGCGGTTGGGGCGCCTTGGAAAGGCCCACGTGCGTATTCAACTGTTACCGGGGCAGTCCCAACATTGCAGAATACAGGAGCCGCGCCTTGGCTTTCCACAATTATAGTTGCACCGTTTGCATACGCGCCGAACACGGTCTGCTCATTCTCGACGGTACCCAAAAAATCCAATTTGCTTGGATAGTTTGGATATCCAACTTCCTGATAAACCAGCGCGCTGCCTTGCGTAAATACTGCTATTTTTTCAGCAGATGGGACAGTAATTTCTTGCCTGCCCTGTGCATAGATGATTGTATCGCTCATGATAGTAATTCCTGTGTAATTGGATAAAGGGCGGTTGCCCGCCCTCCTGGTTAAGCGTTCTGACTAAACAGCAGAATTCCGGACATTTCTGGTTGCTTGTTCACTACACCGAACAAAATATCCCACCGATACTTTATGTCCATTGTGTCAATGTCATAGCCCTTTTGCATTACCACATCAATGCCTTGATCAGTCGTCGCCCTCATGACAGCCACACCGGCATTGGTTGGGACCTCATATCTGCCAGGCAGGATTTCCAGCGCATCACGTTGCCAGAATGGATTGATTGCCACGGCATCAGTGTTCAGGAAAGTGAATGACGCGGTTGCATTCTCGGTAACGATGCAGTTCTGATATTGCAGTTCCGCATCTGTGCCACCCTGTGCGCTGATGATAGGCGGGGAGATTACCAGAGTTGTGCCGCTCGGTACGCTGATAACGCGGAATGTCTTGTCGCGTCCAGTTCCAAGTTTTGTAATGTGATGAACAGCTTCCACGCCTGCTATGGTGAAGCAATCACCGGCAACCACTCCCGCAGTGTCATCCACAGTGATAGTTTGATAGCGATTGTCCACGTTCGACCGCTCACCAGTTGCGCTGGTACTGGTTGCTTGTGGAGTCCAGTAATTGCCAGCCGCAGCCTGAGTATCAATAACACATGCACCTGCAGCTGCGATGATTCTGTTTGCATAATCCAGCTTGTACGTCTCAAACGATGCAACAGTACCGACATAACCTTTCTCATATGCACTTGTCGGTTTCTGATTCATCGTGCCACGACCAGCCAGATCAGCAGCGAGCCCGTTGTAATCACGAGTAGACAGCGCACAATATCGATCAAACATCTGCACGCCCTGCTCATTCATGATCGCTTCACACTGAGCAATATCATTAAACCCGGATGCGGCAGTAGTGCGGGTAACAACCAGGGTTCCTTGATTGCTCGCAACATTCATCAGAGCAATGTTGATATCGCTTGCCAGCTTCTGCATTGCAGCCCGACCGAATCTTTCTTCTTGTAGCTGGTCCCTCAACTCTTTTGCGGTCAGGATAAGCGGTGCGTGTTTTTGGTATCCGAGCGTAGCAGGGACAGACAACTGTGTTTTGCGCTTGAAATTGGATGTTGCATCAGAGCCATCATAGGACTGGGCAATATAAGGCTGTGGCCGCCAGATAATGTCACCTGTGCGCTCCATTTGCATGGAATCGGTGTTGTATTTTGATACTTTGCGAGATAGTACAAGAGCATCGTTAAAGCCTTCGAGAGAATCCTCGAAAGCAACAATCTCTTCTTTTGAAAAGTCATTAGCCATGATATAAGTTCCTAAAAAGATTGAAATTTACGGTTTTACCCGGTCTATCTCATCTTTGTCAGGCGATGGAACCTATACACTCGCTATTATTGGCCAGCGGGTAGCCTTGGAGCGGCATAGAGCAGGAAACTCCAGTAAACCTGCCCTACACCTAGCGCGGGAAAGGAAAGGAAACCGCACTAAATACAAATTACCACTATTTTAATTTGTATGCAAGCAAAAATGAATCAGGATTCTGCACATAGAACAGTCTATTCCGATTGCGCACGATAAAATCATTGACCAATACTGGCGCTGTCTTTCTTGCCTTTGTCAGCATGAACCGAACATTGGCATTTTGAGGGTCAACAGTTGGGACCAACTTTCCGTTGGCTTTCAGGTTTTTCACCCACGCAGGCCAGCTTGCTTCATCAGCAATGCTTGCATCAGTCATCTGGTGCGCATCACATAAAACGCGCGTTGCAATGTATTCGGCCATTATTTAGACTTCCGCATTTGTTGTTTGTACGCCATGAGTTTGCTCATGTCTCCGGTCTTTTGCGCTTCTGCCCTCAGCCGATCAAGCGTTTTATCTGCTGATCCCGTTGCCGATCCACCGGATGCATTAACAACACGTTCAGGACTTGGCACATTCTTTCTGTTGGTTACCTTCAATTGACTCTCCAATTTTGCTAACGCATAAGTGAATTTTACAGGGTCTTTGATTGCTGCAAGCTCTTTTGCTTTGCCTGGATTCTTGCCCAAAGCATACACCAGCACGGCTGGATTTTCCGAGCCATGTATGATGATTCCCTGCTGAGTATGATCCAGAGTTTCCTGCACAAGGTATTCTGCTTCGTCATAGTCAGACAGTTTCAATTTCTGCTTTGCGGCATTATATCCGTGCAGCTTATCAGTCCATTCCTTTTCCGCATCTTCCTGCGCCTTGCGTCTCTGTGCAGCCTGCTGGTCTACCTGGCGCTTCTTTTCATTCCATTCCAGCAGCTTTTCTGCAAATACATCCGGCTCATAGTCACAGCTTTCCAGTGTCGGTTTTTCTTCCAGCTTTAATTCAGTTTCGGCAGGTAGCGTGGTATTGAGTTTCTGCCTCAGCTCGCGATTCTCTTGAATCAACTTGCGCTGGTTCTGCCTGAGTTCTTTCACCCATTTTGGGGCTGGCTGATTTGATTCAGGGTCATCGCCTTCATTATCTTCCGGATGATCGCCTATTGTGATCTGTAATGCATCCTGCTCTGTTTCAATTTCGTCATTATCCGGCGTATTTTCCTGTTCATTTTCGACTTCTGTGATTACCTGATCCAGATCAACTTCGGTATTTTCTTCACTCATAGCATGCCCTTTTTAAACTTGCACATTCATTTCCGGCTGTGCAGTTGCCGGTTCTGCTACCGTCTGAGCTGATTCCGTTACCATGCCAGATAACGCCTTTGCTGACTCGATAGCCTGCCTTTGCGCTTCCAGATCAATCTCTGACAGGGTTTTAAGAGTCTCCGCCCGTTTCTTTTCCGCACTGGCCACAACATCAACCGTTTGTGCTCTAGCTTTCGCTGCATTTGCAGTTGCTTCCTCTGCCGCGGCTTGCATGAATACTGCATTTGGGTCTTGTTGCTGATTATCGGCAGCCGCTTGCAATTCCTGCGCTTCTTGCTCTGTTGGCTCCATAATACCCATCTCCACCAGTTTGCGCCGGTAGAACCTGCGGATGTCAGCCATGCCTTCGCCTTCCATGTTCATCAGAGCCATTGCAGTCATGATGGTCAGCGCTTCCTGGTCTTGGGTCATTTGCATCATGCCAGTCAATGCCCGGACAGTTGCTTGTCGCTTAGAATCAGAGGATGGGCCAACGTCACTCACCACGTCAAAAGTTGCCTGTGAAAGGTCATTCCTGTACTCAATTTCACCTTCAGGGCTCATCATTGGCTTATTGAGCTCAACTGACTCAACTTCTCCGCGTGCCCCGATGGACTTCATCTTGCGCCCATCTTCTACGTACAGCTCCTTGGCCATTGACAGCCATACAGTGCCGCCCCAGCGCCGCGCAATCTCTGTATTGCTCATATAGATATATGTTTGCATATCAAGGCGATTCTGTATCATTTCCACAGCCTTGCCGCTGATATTGCTCATGATCTGGTCAGCCCCTTGCTGATTGCCGAGCAAATCTTTTAAATCCTGCTCCACAAGCTGTGCAAGTGCGGCAATAGCCGGCGGGATTTGTGGCGACCTGGTGTAATCTACCGCGCCGCTGGCAATAATCTGCCCGTTCGAGTCGGTCATAGGATTAATCGGCAACCAAGGGTAATTTTTCTGATTATCCTCAGCCCATATCACAGAATGCCCGGCCATTTGTTCTGGGAAGAATATTGGCTTCTCTATACTGGATAGAGATGCTATCTCTGCAATTTTGCTTCTGAGCATATTCATCAGCCGCTGCGCATCTTTGGACAGCCTGACATGACCCATGCACCTCTCAACGCCATCGACTACCCAACGCTTGCCATAGACAGGGATAATTGGGATGTATTTCCCGGCAATGTATCCACAGTCCTCTAAAATTCCGTTTCCAGATAAAATATACTTGCGCACTTTGCGCACTTTAAGTGGTTTTCGCTTTTCTTCGGTGTACCCGGTAGCGTCCAGTTCTTTCAGGTTTTCATCATAATCATCGGCGTCATCACCTTTCAATTCAGACAGTCTGACCTTGACAATGTCATCATCGCCAGCCATGCCTTTAAAGGTAATCAGATAGTCTTTGGTTTCCTCAACTCGGTAATACTCAGCAATGTAAACAAGATCAGGAGTCAACCAATCGAATTGCTGCTGGTGTATCGCTTTAGGCCAGCTTGCAGGGTCATCACCATATTCTTCAATGTACGCATCATGCGTCATACTTGACAGTACAAAACAACATTTGGCATCCGATTTATCCTGGCGCTTTGCATCCAGATCAAAAAACACGCAGGAATCAGCATCAAATATAGGCTCTATCTTGATACGCTGGTGATCATTTTCCGGATCTTCTTCGTCTTCGTAACAGGACCTGAAACGATACGCCCCATATCCGCCGCCAGTAGCTTCTTCAAACGCATTGTCATACGCTTCCTGCGCACATGAATCCTGCTCGTCAGCACGATACAGCCCGTTACAGACATCAGCCAACTTGTCATCGGTTGTGCCGTCTTTGCTGATAAAGTCTACAGTGATTCTGTTATTCCTGTATTCATTGAAAATGCGGATAACAGACAGGTGAATTTTATTGACTTCGAATTTTGGCTTGTTTGCAAACTGTTTGGCAAGATCACCTTCCCATTGCGCACCAGCGATAGAATAAAACCGCCTATCCTGCAAACATTGGAGCCGCTCATCTTTGAGTGCGGATTGTATCCGGTTGAATCTTTGCATTGCTTCCTGATGGATTAATGCTTGTTTCTCTGCTGTTGATTTGGCCATTACTATCTTCCCCAATGATTTGCAGTTGGAACTGGCTTTTCTTCTATCTTTTTCAATGCTGGCATGATTTGCACCAAATTTATAGCATCAAACATAGCATCCATTTGATCATCATGCAATCCAGCCGGAAAGGATGAAACTTCTGCAAGCAAATCAGAAAGCCATTGCGCATCTTGTGGCAATGTTACATTACCAGACTCAATGAAGGGAGCTGCATCATACGCCCTACTGATCTTGTCTTTATTGCGTTGCAATGCAACTATAGGCAATGACTCTCTACGCAAACTCTGAATCAATCCTGTTCCTGATACCTTGTCTTCGATATACATACCACGCAAGACAGCAGATTTACATACTGGCCGCTGATCTTGCAGATTCTTTATCCAGAAAGCCCTGGTTTGCACAATCAATTCAGGCGCTTCCCATTTTCCACGCACTTGATCTATCAATATAGCCTTGCCAACAAATGACCTACCCCAACATTGCAATACTGACCAGTCGTTATGGTTCTCTGTTTTTTGTGCAGTATCAACAGTAATAAATCTGACTTCTAGTGCTGGCAATACAGTCCAATAGTCAAACCATGCCGTATTGATTATTCCTCCGCCGCGCGGGGATGGTCTTTGTTGCAACTGACCAGCTGTTCCATATGTACCCAAAGTTGTTTCGAGCTCGCACACCTGATCTTCACTGAAACGCTCAGGGAACATTAGTTCTCCTTCTTTTTCTCGTGGATCACGCCATCCTATTGACGTTTGACAGCGGAATTCAGGTTCAAACCTCATTGGAATACGTAAGTGAGTATAGTTCAACCCCATATCAAGGATAACTCCGGATACATCCTTCTCATTCAGCCGTTGCATAATCACAACAATAGCGGATTTGTCTGAGTTTACTCGTGTCGGTAGTGTCTCTGTAAATGCTATTTTTGCAGCTTCCAGTTTCGCTTCGCTGTTTGCATTGTCTGCGCTGATTGGGTCATCAAGAATTACTCTGTCGCCACGTACACCAGTCATACTGGTAAATGATCTTGCTTGTCTGATCCCTTTTTTAGTGTTCCCGAACTCACGTTTACCATCAAGATCAGCAAGTAATTCAACCTTCCATAGTCCCTGATACCACTCGGACTTGATTAGATCGCGACAACGCCTACTATCACGTATTGCCAACTGCTCCTCGTGTGCTGTTCCAACAAAACGCATCTCAGGCATATTGCGCGGCCCCCATTCCCACGCTGGCCATATCACACCAGTCAGCAATGACTTCATCGATCCTGGAGGAACATTCATCAGTAAACGCGTAATCCTGCCATCAGTAACAGCTTCAAGATGCAAGCATATAGCATCAAGAGCCCAACCCCATTTTAATTCAGCAACAGGCTCTAAAACTTTCCATGCTCGTTTGGCAAATTCAGCAAGACTGCGCTTGCATAACTCACGTTCTACTGCAACTAAATCACTTTCTGTTAGCATCTTTTACAGCAAGAATTTCAGCAAGTGCTTGTGTTGATAATTTGCTTACGTCAATTGTCTGCTCAATCTTTAGCGGATTATCCTGATCCCCGGACAATTCCAGCTTATCACCGTATTTCTTAGGCGCAAGCTTAGCAACGATCCACTTCCGAGCATCAATCTGCAATCTACGATGATTCGTCATGTCCTCGATTGTTGTTTCTTTTTCACCACTGGCCAGAATTTTTACCTTCTCTCCAGGGCAATGAGTGTCTGCAATGTCGATTATCTGTTCAGCCCATACGTCATAGCACAACTCTCTTGCTTTTGCGTATTGGTCTGAAAATTCTTTATCCTCCTGAATCCATTTAAAGATCATGCTGCGATTGATCTTCAATTCTGCGCACGTAGCATTTACGCTCTTGCCGGCCGATACAGCTTCCAGTATCGCATTTTTACGCCTATTAATTTCTGTTTTGGATAATGCCATAATTATTCTAATCTGCTCATTGCCATAGATAGCAATTTACCAGCTGATTTAAACCTATCCTCTGTTCCAGAAGATTTCTCGCTGAACAAATTTCCTTTCATTTCTTCTACCCAAATTATATTTACAACCTCTCCAGACTCGCATCTTTCAAGCAAAGATTTTACCATCTCTATTAATTCTTCATTACGATCATCTTTCACTATATTCAACATTTTATCAAACCTCCAATTTTTGTTGTTTCTGACCATCCCTGACACGATCAGCCATTAATCAAGATCCACCGTTACAAGCGCCTGATCTGATTCGTCGTAAAATTTTCGAATTGTCAAGCTGATAACCTGCTTATCATCAAGATAGACTACGCCATTCATGGCATCGAGAATCCCTTTGGCCACGTTATCAATGTCCGGCTTTCCAGTTGGATGGATTTCTTCATTCAGAGCTTGCGCACGCTTCTTTTTTGACCAACTGGCCGGAGGGCAGATTGCAATATCAATAAAAACATTCACCGGGCTGGATATTGGCTGGTTGCTGCCCATCTCTTGCATGGCCAGTACTTTCACCAGATTTTCATACGATGCGGTTTTCTCTGGAGTGTAAGTGGATACAAAATTCCCACGCTTTGCGAATCTTGGGCGGCCTTTGCCAACTGGTGCACCTGGTACGACGAATGAGATCATTCAACCCCCAAACAATCTTTGATTTCAGCAGCCAATGCAGCATCGTCATCGGCTTCTGTCAAACTGGCCATTTCTTCGACAATTGGAAGCGCCAGAGACAGCAGTGTTTTATAAACATCAATCTTGTCTTCCAAACCTTGGATTATCATTTTTTTCAATGCTATTACCGCATTAAATTCCATTCGCTCGCTCATATTTTATGCACCCCTTAAGTTTTTCCAGTTCTTTGCTGGTATTGGCAATCTTTTTCTTACTGATGTCGCACTTCCAAACAAGCATGCGTTCAATGTACTGTTCATTGCTCGTCCGGCATCTTCTGTGCTGGCAATTTGCGCATGATTTCAAGCCGCCAGCCTTTCCGCTACCTGCAAATTCCCCGTCCTGCGCATGACCTCGGCCAGCGCTTGCTTCAGCACGTGTTTTGGCTGTTTGGTCATGTGCTCATGATGCACCGTCATCCCTGCTCGTACCGTGTCATAGTGATTGCCCAACTGCCAGCCGTGACCGTTCCTGGCACGTAACTGCACCTTGACCATTGCATCAAGTGCCGCATCGACTGTACGCGTCATTTCCGACTTGATTCCGGCTTGGCATAGCAACAGGCTGGTATTGAGCGCGCAGACTAGATTGCTCCACATTTCTTCATTGGCAGTGCTTCCAGTCATGCCATCTAGCGCGCCAAGGAACAGGATGCCGAGACTGGTAAAGCTCTCATCGCTGATGGTTTCCAGGCTGTGCTTGCTTATCGTATCAAGCGGATTCGATAGCGCGCGCGGTGTGTATTTTTTATTCCGTTTTTTAGTCATTATCAATACTTTTTTTCTTAATTTTAATCACAAAATTATTTAAATCTTGATAAATAGGCATTGTAACTTCTAAAAACTCAGAAGTTATACTTAAAATAGTTTTTTGAAGATTTTCATATTCGCGCTGTGGGATATTATCCCCATGCATTTTATGCAAATCATCTAATATATGATTCTTTATTGACTCAACATACTCATTGAGTATTTTAAACGATTGATCTCTTACTTCGTTTTCAACAACAAAATCATATTTATCCAAATCTAATGACTCAAAATCAAATTTTTTACTGTCCATCATATTTCCATTTCCCAGTAAACTATAACCTTCTTTCCCTACAGCAAAACCACCATAATGCCGCCAGCAATAAGCATGGCATAAACTAAACAAATAATCTTTTTGTGCGCTTTTTCATTTAATAAACGGTTTCATGTCAAGATGCCGCCTAATCATTCCTGCCAATTTTCGATCAGAAACCTGTTTCGTCTTTCCAGGTTCCAAAGCATCAAGCGCATATCTCAGGAGCAGTTTCGCATGTCTGTGCAGGTTCTGCTCTACAACCTCTTTCGGCATCTCGCTAATATCAATTTCATCTGCATCAAATTCATTATCCTGCATTTTTTCTTCCTTTCAAAAATTAATATTACCTGCCGCGCTTCCAGTCACGAGTTATCTTTGCAGCCCAACTCAGCACAAAGAAGAATGCACCAGTAATTAGCATGACAGGGCCTGAACAAATCACACGTGCCGATCCCAAAATGAAATCATTGCTCCAGAGCGCAGATTCATGCATCTGGACAATTCCTCCGAAAAACAACCAACTGACAGCCATGAAAGCTACTACCATTGCAGCAATCCCGGTCAGCAATATTCCCGTCAGTGTCAAGTTTGCTATCGTGTTTCTGCTCATTATGATCACCTTTTTTAAGTTTCCATATTTTCACATCAAAAATTACAAATTCTTTGACCTAGATCAAGAAATGTTCATTTTCTACGCTACATTTCGTGAGCATCTTCCACATTTCCCATTTTGCCTGCGGCATTTTCCGCCTTCCAGACTCCCATTCTTGCCAGGTTCGATAGGATGATGCGTGTATAAGTTTTGCTGCTTGCGCCTGGGTGAGTCCGACGGATAGTCGGGCGGCGCGGATTTGGTCGGGGGTTGGGTCAGTCATTCTCTTGGTCCCGATAATACTATTCTGTCTTGCCAATCCATTTTAATTGGTTTATAACACTCAGCCTTTGCGTCCCAATAGTCCACCATTGGGGTGCGTTTAGCGCACTCCATGACCTCCAATGCAAACTCTGTAGAGTTTGCAAATTCATTCCGGACTAATTCACGGAAATAACCATTTCCGCAGTCTATGATTGCGGTGTCACTCCTCTTGATGGTTTCAATCTTTTCCATTTTCATTCTCCTTTGTTTTCGCCTTGCACCATTGCTTGGCTGATGTGTGTATTATACACGCAAAATGTGTATACGCAAGAGAAAAGATAGACATTTTTTGACACAGATCAAACTTTATTCAGATTTTTCTAAAATCGCTTTAAACATGCCTGTAATCGTTTTTCTTTGTCTTGCCTATCCTGACATACGTTTTTTTGATTTAAAACGATTGTAGACGCGTTCTCGTCAATTTAAACGGCATTCTTACGTGCAAATTCTGCTGCGATTTCCGCAATTCGTTTTCTGTTCGCTTCCATTTGCTCGGGTGTCAATTTGTGATCCAGCTGGTTGTGATTAATCTCCGGCACGTACTTTTTGCACATTGCTACAAATTGTCCTTGCGTCGGAGGTTCGCGTGATTGCTCTGACTTTGCCAGATAAATGCCGTACTGGATCGCACCGATAGAGCAATTTTGCAAGGCATCTGCCCAATCTTCGTACACATCATTCATGTTCATATCTTGCCACATGTTAGAAAACTGCCTACCGTAAGCCAGCGCGAATCTTTGGAAAATTCTCTGTACCACTTCGATCTGTTGCTTCTGGGGTAATGTCGATAATCTTGTTGTTAGTTCCATTTTCTACCTTTCCAAAAACCTGGCTAAGAGTGTCGGTTATTTTTTCGTGATATGCCTTACCGCTAGATTGCTGCATGTTTTGCTTACTGTTTCGTGATGGGTCAAACAATCCCTGCCATCCATTGACCGCTGATTCATGTAATGCGCTTGCATAATCCAGACCTGCTTCTTTCCATTTCTCCAATTTCCTTACCTGGGCCTGCATCTGCTCCGGTTGCATTTTTTTCTTGCGCGTCCTGATCCATAAATTCCAGTCATCAGGATTTATCCAGTCGGGCAATGTGAAAGTAACGGCGATTTTTTTTTCTTTTGTACTTTTCTTTTTTCTTCTTTCAGGAATCAGTGAATCAGGAATCAATAAATCAGGGGGTAGCGGTTCCGTTATTTCACCGTTATTTAACGGTGCTTTAACCGTTATTATTTTTTCCTGTTTGTTTTCAACATCTTCTAAGCATGGTTCAGGTAATTCGCTTGGCTTTTCTGTCTTGTGAGGTGATTGATGTTTCTTGAAATTTATCACCTGAATTAATGCTTGGTTTTTGACAGTGTATCTATGTATAAACCCTAACCGTTCAAGTTCCGTTAAATAACCGTTAATGTCCAGATTTTCACGGTAAGGGAACGTTTCTGCCTTAATCCTTAGTGGCCTGTCCTCTAATCTGCCTTCACGGTCAGCAAGCATCCATAGGTTTTGGAATAACAATGTTATTAACGGGTCAGCAACTCCAAGCAATTCATTTTTGAATAATGATGGTTTGATGTTTCTAGCGCGAGCCATCATTCCCCCTGATTAAATTCCAGCAAATTCCGCAAAAATAAAAGAAACGATATTTGTTATCTCTTGTTTTATTTGTTCTTGCAATTTCTGCCGCATTCATTACTGAATGGAAACCAAGTTTTTCAATAAACATCTTTATTGAAAATGCCCAATCCCTATTTATTCCGTCGGTACGACTGCCAGGATATAGTTCATCAGCGACGATCCACATTTCTGATTCTATTCTGTCTTTCTTAGCCTGGATTATTGCCTGATACCCAATGATTTGCCTCTCCTGCTCTTCTATATCGGCAGCACGTTCTTTTAAGCTTTTTGATACAGAGGTTAATAACTTTGCTCCTTTACCAAGGTTGCAATCCATACAAGACGTAATTAAATTGTCTGGATGATTATCTCCTCCGTTCGCAACCGGATTAATATGGTCAACATGTAATATCACTTCTGGAGGATGTGATCCACAGTACTGGCAAACAAATGCATCTCGCTTGAAAATCTCAAAACGAACCTTCTTGCTGATAGCTTTTCTCATGAAATCATCTCTCCTAATTCATCAAAAATAACGCCCAATATCCGCAGAAAAAGAACAGCATCAATATTCCAATCAAGATTTTTTCAAGCATTATTTATTCTCCAGTTCAGGCCATATTTGCTTCCAGGTATCCGGGTACAAATCTTTACGCGTTACCTTGCCATCCGTAAATTGCTCTACAGCATGAGCGTATTTAACCGGAACTGGCCTATTCCCTGACCGCCAGTGGAAAATATTCATCCTGCTAACGCCTAATTGCCGCGCAAGCTCTGATTGCCCGTGCGTTTCCAAATAATCAAAATATTCTGATAACGTCATTATTGCCCTTTCAATAAAATGTAAAAAATATTATTGCTACCTGTTGACAGTGTAAATTAATGCAAGTAATATTGCAACCATCAATTCAGCAACCAAAAAGGAGAGCAAAAATGTGTGAAAAGAAATGGAACGGAAGAATAGAAGTAACCTTTGATAGCAATTATGATCCGCTATTCAGGGATGAAAATACAGCATCAGGAATACCACGATATAACCATATCGAAGGGTTTGAATTTTCAGACATTGAGGATCAAGAAAATCTGCACCGAGCCATGATTCATGAGCGCAAATATCCTACCATAGATAATCAGGCATTTTGTTACCGTCTTATTAAAGACATGATCGCTAAGTATTGGGCGGAAGCAAAGATTGCGCATGATGAGCGCGTAAAAAAGGCATTGGCAGAAAATGAGTAACTACCGCTGGCAGCAAGAACACGAAGAACAGCAGCAATTTGAAGAATTATTGAAAGGAAATGGAAATGGAATTCACGAAAGCAAAGAGGAAGAAATCAAAACTGAGACTGGCACTGACTGGCCCGTCAGGGTCAGGAAAGACGTGGGGAGCATTGCAGATTGCCAAAGGCTTGGGCGGGAAGATAGCCTGCATTGATACCGAAAAGGGCAGCGCAAGCCTGTATGAGCACATTGTAGACTTTGATGTTCTTGAATTATCAGCGCCTTTCACCCCGGAGCGATATATCTCAGCGATCTATGCCGCAGAAAAAGCAGGATATGACGTGCTGATCATTGATAGTGCATCCCATGAATGGTCAGGCTCAGGAGGGATGTTGGAGATTAATGAAGAGGTTGCACGTGCAAAGTTTCGCGGTAACACATGGTCTGCATGGTCGGATACCACGCCACGTCATAGAGCGTTCCTGGATGCAATGCTGCAATCAAGCATGCACATAATTTGCACTGGTAGAAGCAAAACAGAGACAGCACAGACTGAAAATGCTGGCAAGAAATCAGTGGTTAAACTTGGAATGAAAACAGAGCAACGTGACGGGTTCGAGTATGAATTTACTGTTGTGCTGGATATTATCCATGACGGGCATTTTGCAGTAGCTTCAAAAGATCGTACTGGACTGTTTACCGGAGAAACCAAAAAAATCACAGAAGAAACTGGACAGTTATTACTTGCATGGCTAGACCGCGGTGAGGAGCCTGCGAAAGTTGAATACATAACTGCAGATCAGCAGATTGTATTGAATGATTTATTGATTGAATCAGGCGCAAACAAAGATGTATTCCTAGAATGGATGGCAGTTAAAGTCATTGCTGAAATACCAGCGAATCAATATCAGAAGGCTTTTGATGCACTAACCAAAGCTAAACAACGCAAAACAAAGGAGACTGAATAATGAACAGATCAATTATTTTCTTGGATATTGAAACATTACCAACGAATGACAGCGCAGTTATCCAAGAATTGAAAGCAGGAATAACCGCACCTGGTCAATTTAAGAAACCTGAATCAATACAGCAATGGCTCGCTGAGAACGGTGAGACTGCATTACAGGATGCTATCAAGAAAACATCATTTGACGGGATGTATGGCAGGATTTGCTGCATGGCATGGACGACATGGGATGGTGATATCGAATATGCTCGAGGAGACAATGAATCTATTATTTTGCAAGAATTCAATGATTGGGTTGATAGATTTGCAATCTGTCATGCAAATAGTCAGCACTTAATAACTCTGTGCGGCCATAATATTTATGGATTTGACCTGCCATTTATCAAGCATAGATCGATCATCAACAAGGTCATGCCGAGCAGACATATTGAGTCATTATTTACTGCCAGCAGATACAGTGATCGTATTCAGGATACGATGTTGTTATGGTCGCAAGAAAAAGACAAGCGCGTCAGCATGAACAGATTATGCCGCGCACTTGGTATTGAAGATGATGGTGGATTTGATGGCTCAATGGTTGCTGATGCATGGGAAACTGACAGACAGAAGGTAATTGATCATTGCATTCTTGATGTGAAAAGAGTCAGGGAAATTTATAAAAGAATTTCATTCAACTTTGACTAAGATCAATATTTGATATGAACAAAACTTTTATACTGGCTCATCAGATAGCAAGAGAGCGTGCAGAATATGCTGTCAAATCTGCACCTGATGGCTGGCAGGTAATCGTAAAACCTGCCACTCGCACGACAGATCAGAATGCAAAATTTCACGCGCTATGCTCTGATATTGCAAAGTCCGGGATGAAATGGGCGGGGAAAGATCGAACAGCCGCACAATGGAAAGTTTTGCTTGTATCAGGACATGCAATCGCAACCAACGAAGGCGCTGAAATCGTGCCAGGACTGGAAAACGAGTTTGTAAATCTTCGCGAATCAACAGCGCTGATGAGCAAAAAGAGGGGCGCAAGCCTGATTGAGTACACGCTGGCATTTTGCGCAGCAAACAGTATCAAATTATCCGATTATGACCGGCTTAATAATTATTGAAATTTTTGATATAGGTCAATAATGATTGAATCAAAAATGGCATAATGAAGATTCATTTTTTAACCAACGAAGAAAGGTAACATCATGGACGCAGCAACTGGAATTGCATCAAAACCTTATGACAACACAGACGCAAAGGCAAAACTGAACGCGCGTGCAAGATCGCGTAACCAGCCGATTCCATTTCCGGAGATTGAAGCTGATGCTGACCCGCTGAATGCTCAAGTAGCAGACACAATTGCAGCCGAAGCGGTTGCTGACCTGGTGGCAATTCTTGAGGTCACTCCGGCACTGGCTAACGGCATGATTGCCAGAGCATTGGAACGTCTGCACAGAAAGACTCTGTAATGTTTACACCACCCGCGTAGCGGTTCCAGGGGATGTGACATTTGGCGCGATGTAAAGGTGCGTTCAGTCTGATGATTCTTTGCACGCTTGGCTTGCAGGTGCCCCTGGGTAATTTGATTTTCACCGGCAAGCTATCTCCTAGAGTCTGGACTACGAGCGCCAGGCACACGGCAAACCGACAGCCGGATTACTGAACAGATGGTGACAGCCGGAAAGACGGCGAACACACAACCAACGAAAGGAATTAATGATGAGCAGAAAAACAGATGACCAAAAAAGATCAACAATTTCAACACAAGATAAATTCAAGATTTACACATGGATGCTGGAAAAACAAAAAAATAATATCAATTACTGGAGTGATGTTGCACTAGCTAAAGCAGTGAAGTCCGAGATTGAAATAGATGTAACGCCAGGAAACATGCGCGGGATGCGGCGTCTGTCAGGGATTAACCTGATAAAACTGGATAGAAAAGGTGTACAAATAGAAAGCATCGTTAGCCTGTCACAAAAAGTCTCTAGGATTGAGCATGCGTTGCAAGAAATTGCGAACAAGATCGGATGCTCTAATATTTACTTGACCGAGGAGAAATCATGCTGACAGAATACGAGCAACTAGCCGACCACGAAGCGAGAATATCGCGGCAGGAATTGCCGCCACTACAACAGCCGCTGGATAACATCGAGGAGATCAGGCAGGCGTTAAGCAACGAATGGCAGCCGTTTGAGACTGCGCCGGAGGATTTCCCGTTGTTATGGTGTTTTACGTACACGAAAGAATCAAATTGCATTGAATATGTCGCCAATACAAAGATTTTTGTTACGCGACTTCTGGCTGCATATGAAGAAAAGTCTTTGCTACGCGACTTTACAGGATGCTTCTGGCAACCACTCCCTAATCCACCAAAGGAACAGAAATAATGAATCCGTTTATTAAATTAACTGGAGCAGGAGATGGCGAGATATTTCATATAAATATCTTAACAATTCAGACGTTCCATGCGCATGATGATAAAGATGTACTTCCAGCTGGAAACACATGTATTACTGACACAATTCATGAGGAAAAGAGGATTGTTGTAAAAGAAACCCCCGAAGAAATCGCAGCAATGATTCAGAAGGCTCAGGATGAGCAGTTGCGCATGGAGTTTATCAAGGCTGCGCTGACTGGATTATGCGCTGATTCTAACCGCAATATTGCTACCATTTGCCACGAATCTGTAGCAATTAAGAACATGATTTCAGCCTTGATTTGAAGGAGCAAAAATGACTGACCCATATACCAACCAACAAATCAGATTCTACCGTACAGACCCTACCGGAAGAATCAACAGGCTACAGGATGATGTTCCTAGCGCATCATGGGCAATGCCAGCACCAATAATGCTGGTCGTGACGTGTATTTTAATCGCATCAGCTATTTTAAGGATGGGGGGTGAATATGGACGAGCGAATTAAAGCGGAACTTGAGCTTTCTGACAGGATTTGCGACGCAATCACAGCATCAGAAAAGAAGCTTACATACATCCAGGTTTTAGGTGTTTTGGAGAATGCAAAGGCATGCCTAATATATAAACAAATTAATGGAGTTCCTGCAAATGAGTATTAACAAGTGCATTTTCATCGGAAATCTTACCCGCGACCCTGAGCTTAAATATCTGCCAAGCGGGGAAGCTGTTGCGAATTGCGCAATCGCCTGCAATGAACGCTGGAAATCCAAGGACGGTACACCACAAGAGAAGGTGGAATTTATCAACCTGACCTTCTATCGCCGCCTGGCAGAGATTGCCGGGGAATACCTGAAAAAAGGCACACTAATTTATGTGGAGGGCAAGCTGAGTACCCGCAAATGGCAGGACAAGGAGGGCAATGATCGCTATACCACGGAAATCATCGTTAACGATATGCAGATGTTGCCTGGCAAGCAAGAAGGCCAGAGCGCACCAGCACCAGCACAGAGCAAACCAGCATCGAATGTAACGCCGATGCGCAAGGCTAGTTTTGATGATTTTGACGATCCAGGTCAAATTCCATTTTGAGGTGAGAAATGCACGAACTGGAATCAGATAAAACTAAGGTCGGTGTAAATATACGCCGGTATCTTCTGAATTGCCACGCAAAAAATGAACTTGTCTTAGCAGATGAGATTGAGAAATTTACAGAAAAGAGAAGCGATGGAAAGCGCAATTACCAGGCTTTTAGCATACTCAGGGAATATATCAAGTACGGAATCATCCAAGAGATTGATAGATACAGGACTTTTAAAGTTCTGCATACAAAGCAAATACAGTATGATCTTGCTTTAAGTGAGACATATTATGACTTGCGACCACCTGCAGGATATATGACTCCGCCACCGATGCCATTGTCTATTTTTGGTGATAAGCAATTAACAGGGAGATCAAAGAAACTTGAGGTTATGTTGATAAAGCACATGATATTTTGCCATCAAAATGGATACTCTATCAGGGCGCAAGAATTGAAGCAGTACAGTGCGTATAAGTATGTAGGATGCGGTACTCCTAGCAATGTTTCAAAATTCATGTCAGCTTTAAAAAATGATGATGCAATACGGGCAAAGTCAGAGAGAGGATATTACGAGATGGTTAATTTTGACTTGCTGGAGTCCAAGTTGCGCCAAAGAGAGGAAAAAATAAATCTTGCTGCCGCTCCCAAAGTTGGAATGCCATTCAAGCCGGATGAATATTGCACACCAAAGGAATTACTGAAGCGTGAGCAGGAGCGCACTCGGTACTGGAACAATCGGCAAACATTGAGTAAAGAACGGCAGTATCCAGAGGTTCCTAGTTGGCTAGTCATGACGGAATCAGTGATTATGAATATGAACGGAACCGCCAGACATACGCCGGAGATTGATGGGCGCTGGCGGGAATTCTGCAGATAGGAGGTAGAAATGAACGAAGAAATCGGAGCAAGAATAGTTTGCGCTGCGGTAAACGTTGAATGGCTTGATGGCAATAAAATTCAGCTGGTAGGTGTCAGGCATTGGGACTATGCGATGGTGGCACAATTTCAAAAGTATGAATCTGATTATGGTTCAGAAATTTTGTACTACGAAGATGAACAAGGATTCCTCACAAACGAATACGATCCGGCTGCAAACAATTACAGATTCGTAACCCGCACAGAAGCCTGGAAAATAGCCGAAGCTGCTGGTCAGATTATCCGGCGATGCGGTGGTGATGACGCGGACGGAGGGACGTTGTATTCGGAAAATTTATATTAGGAGGTGGAATATGACTAAATTTATCCGGCTCACATCCAGCTTGGATGATAAGCCATTTTAGGTGGATACCCTAAAAATAGTAACAATGTATGAGGTTCCGGCAGAAGGGTACACCGCAATGACATTCGGCTCGGAATTCACGATGTATGCAAAAGAATCGCCAGAGCATATTATCGAAATAATACGGAGGGCTGAGTCATGATTTTTGACGAAAGCAATCAAGCAAATTTAGCGGCAAGAGCACATGAATTTTTTAACAAAATGGATGATGTCGCGCGTGAGCAATCTCGACCGTTTTACATATTGCACCCTAAGATGTTTA